TTTTCCTGTCCCCACTTGAAAACGCACTGGGTCTTCGAGTGAGGTTTTGTATTCAGAAAAAGACCCGAGAGCCGCGCAATACGGATCCGCTATAGTATGTCCTCGCCCAGCAGCAAAGGCATAAGGCGCATTAATCGTGTTGCCATATCCAAATGCAGATGAGTACTGCGCGACTGCACTGAACGTGTTCAGGCGTCCCCAGGAAACAGAATAATTAGCGCCAGTATCCATCATGTTCTGATAGCCGCCAGCAAGGGAATAATTTGCGGCTGTACATTGATAACCCCAATGAATTGAATGCGCCGCCGCTGGCCCGTTCTTTGGAAAATCACTGGTCGTCGAACCCGCGCTAACCAGCGAACTAAATCCTGCAATGGCAATATTATTACCATTCCAGGCACCAACACCTCGCGAATAAAATGCAGGAAGCGTCAGCCTGTGTGTTACACCGCGCTCATGCAAGGCCTGCCAGATGCGGTAATAACCATGCTCCCAAATTGATTTACCCAGCCAGTGCGTATAATCCCCTGTCTGGTCAACCTCATACTGCGTTAACAATCCTGCTGAATTAACATAGATGCAGTTGCGATTGTAATTTTCGCAGTAGTCAACCTGCGCCTGCCAGATCTGGTAGCGCATGTGTAATCCGCTCATACCCATGATAAACATCGGTGTGGTATCAGACATCCAGCTTTCTGCACGAAATTGTTTATCCAGTGTCGCAAGTTTTGTTCGATAATCCGTAACGGTATCCGTCAGGGCATTTTCTTCACCCTGTGCAAATACCAGAAAATCAATATCAGTTTTTCCTGTGGCTATAATTTCAGGTGACATAAACGCTGCTTCAACTTTACTTTTAATCGCAGCATAACGGACTGAATCAACACCTTCTGCAGTCCAGTCTTCAATCGGACGACCGCCAGCGGCATCGTAGATGATATAAACCTTATCGGCTTTATGCTCATCAACCAGGCGATGTGCAAACGCCAGAGCGATATTGTTGTTGCCTTTGTTACCATCAGGGCTGGAATATGCAAAAGGGTTTTGAGTGTAATCACTGGACCCCCACGCACTATTACGTGGATTCCATACTTTTACTTTCGGGTTTCCAGGATTTGGACCACCGCTGTTTGCCCCCACCGCATTTGACTGACCAGTGATCACAATGATGTAAACTTTTTGCCTCAGAATCTCACCTACTGTTGTATCCCCCATGCCAATCCTATACGCCCCTCTGGGGCCGGAAAAATCGACACTCTCGACCGCCTTTTCGACAATGATTTTATCTTCCCTGACCTGCTCAGCCAGCCGGTTCACTTCTTCAGCCAGTTCCTCAAAGCGCTGTAGCGCGGGCGGGCGAACATCATCCTCGGTCACTGCCTCAAGAAAATCATTCAGCGGCGCTGAACGAGAATCCTTTCTGACTACGATATCCCCCACCCACGACGGAGGATAACCTTCAATACACAGCGAAACGCCATATTTACCCGGCTCAACGTCCATGCTGTAAAATCCGCTCTCCGCAGGGCGTTCACGTCCCACTGTCGTGGTGATAACCGTGGCACTGGTGCGCAGGGCTTTTAACTCAATCGTACAGTTCGGGACAGGCTTCCCAACCCCATCTTTCAGAACGCCAACAATTTTTACTGACATAACACTCTCCATAAGAAAGCCCTCGCGCGGATTAACCGCGAAAGGGCCTGATAAGTCGTGATGCAAGGGCATTACGAGTGAAATTGTGGGACGCTAGCCTTAAAGGAAAACACCGGCGTATCTGTCAACGTAATTTCCCCCGTCCCCTCCATCCTGCCCGTGATGATAATTTTTACCTCGGTATTTTTTTCTTCAGCATTCATCATTGCGCCTGCGGCAAATGACCAGCAGTCACGCGCCATCAGCGTTTTGGTTGCGTCGAACCGGGTCACATCATTAATCACTATCCGGCAGCGAACCTCCGTGATGACCGAAGCTATCTCTGAGTGGGTCACAATCTGTGCACAGGGGATGGACAGGTAAACGGGATGGCTCGCCCCCCCGACGTACACGATGCGCGAGGTGAGCACAAAGGCACCCGTATCCGCGTGAGTCTGAGACGGTAGTATGCCCACCACCGTGTCCTGCCCCAGTAATTCGAGCTTCTCGTCAACTCTCGCCTCTGACGCTGAAAGCGCCTCTTCAACCTCTTCTTTCACCACCTTATTATCGATAGCGCTGAGAAAGTCAGTGGTCATCTGGTCAGCAGAAAGCTGATTTTTTAATATATCTAACACGCCTTCCGCATCGTTACTGACCTGCCCGACAGCCTCCTCGAACGTCGATTTACCTACCTGATTCACGGCCCGGACATAGAAGTAATAGTCCCTGCCGGATTTGATACTACTGCTGGCCGCAATCCAGTACAGCGCAGTGCCAAGATAACGCGCATCGGTTTCCACCTGACGGATATCGGTTATCTGCGTATCCGTAAACCAGAATTCATACTGCACCGAGGGGTCATAGACCGCCTGACGCGGGGTGACGGTTATCTGGAAATAGCCGGGAGTCAGCTCAACATAAGACGGGGCAGCCGGTGCGGCGATGCTAAAATCCGTGCTGGCAGGGTCGCCATGCTGGCCCTGGCTGTTCACAGCCCGGACCGTCAGGGTGTAACGCCCCGGAGTCAGGTTGCGGAAGGTATGCTCCGTTTCGGTCAGGGTCAGGCTGCTGGCCAGGCGGTCACTGTTATCTTCCGCTTTTACCGTCAGGCGCAGGGAGAAGTTAACGCCTTTCACCACGCGTGGCGTATCCCAGCGCGCCCGCGCCTGATACTGCCCGCCCTCTGCCAGAATCTCCGTGGTGAGATGCTGCACGGCGGGTGGTGTGTTCGTGATGCTGGTTCCGGGCAACGGGTCAAACTTCGCCCCGTTGTCCACGATGCTCTCTTTCTCCGGGACATGCTGCACGGCGGTGATGGCATACGTCCCGTCATCGTTTTCCCGTATGGCCACGCAGCGAAACAGGCGCTGGCGCAGGTCAGGCAGTTTCAGCCCCCACACGCTGTACGCCGCCACCCCCTCGGGTAACTGGCTGACGGTCACACGGTCCGGGGTGGGGTGCGCGGTGACCGCGACGGTAACAGGCTGGCCATCGCTGCCCACCAGGTTCAGCACCGCATTGCCGCCTGGCGGTATTTCCACCTCGCGGTCCAGGGTGAGCGTACGGGACAGGCTGTCGACCGACAGAACGCGTCCGCCCACGGTCACGCCGGCATAATCACTGTCGCAGACCTCAATGATATCGCCGGGAACATGTCGCAGTCCTTCGGCCCCCACGGAAAAATCCACCGTCTGCGTTTCCAGCAATTCGGTGGTGATGGCCCACAGTCCGGCGCGGTGTGCCTGCCCACGGCTGGTACAGGCGAACGCATCCATCTTCAGAACATTGCGACCGTAGCGCCGTATGGCAGCGTCATTTTCCACCAGTTCGGTGGATGTTTCCCAGCCGTTATTCGGGTCGGTGTAACGGACCTCGGCGGCATTATGACGCTCTTTCAGGGCGCTGAAGCTGTAGACGAACGGCGCACCGTCAGCAGGCATCACCACGTTACTCTGCGTATAGGTCCAGGCTTTATCGGCGGGCCGGTCCTGCACAAACGTCAGTTTACTGCCGTTCCAGACCGGCATGCAGCGCATCAGGGAACAGAAGTCACCCAGCACATCCCACGCTTTACGCTGGTCCGTCAGATACGCATTGCAGGTAATACGCGGCTCTGTCCCGCCAAAACCGTCAGGAACAGGCTGATCGCAGTACTGTGCAATGGCATACAGCTCCCACTTGTCCACATCAGCAACACCAATGCGGTTTCCCATGCCATAGCGCGGATGAGTCAGCATATCCAGCACACACCAGGCCGGATTATCTGTCCAGGCGGGTTTAAACGTCCCGTCCCATATTCCCGTATATGTCCGTTTTACCGGATCGTAGTTCGACGGCACCGGCACAATACGCCCGCGCAGGAGATAGTTTCGCGTGACCTGCTGGCTGCCAAACTGCTCCGCGTCCACTTTTACCCCGATAACGGCGGTATTCGGATAGCGTTGTTTTACATCAATGATTTCGGTATAGCCCGACCACACCGTTTTGTTCTGCAGCAGGTCTGTGGTGCTGTCATCAGTGAGGCGCTGCATGCGGACTTCAAACGGCCGGGGCGGCAAATCATCAATCACCACAGATGCCAGAAACTGCGTGGTTGTTTTACCTGTAATAGTGATATCCCGTTCCGTTCGCCACAGCCCGTCCCGGCGAAACTGGATCAACATCTGTACGCTGGTCGGGTTGCGGTCGCCTTTGGTACTGGTACTGACCAGAGACTGCACACCAAAGGTAAAACGCAGACGGTCCACCGTTTTAGCGGTAATGGTGCGGGTCACCGGCTCTGACTTCTTCACCTCCACACCCAGCAGGGTTTCAGCACCGGAGTCTTCGAACCCCTCCATCGCGGTCTGCTCATCCTCCCCCACGCGGTAAACCACGGTGACACCGTGAACCATCGCGTTACCGTCGCTGTCGAGGACCGGCGTTTTGTTAATTCTGACGCTTTTCAGCCCGTCAACCGGACCTTCTATCGGCCCCTCGCAGATGGCATCAACAACGGTCAGCATCTGGCTGGATTTCAGGTCGTCAGGAGCCTCATGCGGCGTTTTACTGCTGCCACCACCCTTACCCATAATCTGTTCCCTCTGAAACGACAAAACCGCCCGGAGGCGGTAGGTTTAATTAAACGATATATACATGTCGACTGATGAAGTATTTTTGCAGTAAATTATAGTATCTTGCTGAAACTTAATGGATTACTTTCTGATTAACCGCCGAGATATAATCTATGAAAAAATACTTAGCACTGATTATGATACTTACTGGATGCTCATCTACCTATGTAGGTAAAATGAATGACCCATCTCGAAAAGATATACAAATTAATAAATATGAAATACATGTAATAAAAAAATCGCAAACTTCTTATGAGGCTTTTGGTGGTGACTCATTCGGAATGGATACTTTAGACCTTAAAAAAGCTCAAATTAGAGCAATAGAGCAAGTTTCAGGGTGTCATGTAATTGATTCCGAATACTCTTCAGTATTTATCAGAACATTACATGCACAAGTAGAATGTGACAGAAATTTATGAGATTTTCTGGATAGGTTCGTAGGAAGTTTATTAACGTTCGCGACCAATAACTACGACCTGTCCACCGCATCCTTCATCCCGCGTGCTGATTTCCTGTGAAATGGTGCGGGAACCGACCAGCATTTCACCGTACAATACGGGCAGGGTATTACCCTGGGCCAGCATGTTATCCAGCGATGAAAAATATGTGTTCTGTTTGCCGTTGTTGGTCTGTCGGGACGAAGGCACTTTCGCCCGCGGCGCCAGCATCTGTGCCACTCCTCCCAGCATCATGCTGACACCAGCAGTAAACAACCCAGTGGAAAATGCGCCCCACGCAGCAAGCGAAGCTCCTCCAGTGAAAAAAGCAGCACCTATGGCCACGGCCCCCAGCACCACCTGAAACAGACCGCCGGATTTAGCCCCCGCCATGCGCGGCACAATATGAATAATAGCCCCGTCCGGCAGCGGCTCATGCAGACGGGCTGACACGCTGGTTTCATCCACATCCTGACCGGCAATGCGTATCTGATACCAGCCATCATTCATTTTCTGCCGGAAGCCCGGAACCTGTATGGCCAGCGCGTAAATGGCCTCGGCCCCCGTTTTTATACTGAAGCTGAAGCGGCGGCCAAATCGTTGTAAATCCCCGTGAAGGCAGAGTCGTGCCATGCCCGGTGTCGCCATATCGAGTGTGTGCGGCGTTGCCATTTTTCAGAATACCTCTCACGTTTACTTAACTGGTCAGGAAGATGGTGCAGCAGTTCGCCGTCGCCACAGTAAATCGCGGCATGGTTGGCAACCGATGAACCAAAACAACACATCAGAATGTCTCCGGGCTGTGCCTCTGCGGCATTCACCCGGTAAAAGCCCGTCGCCTCCAGGTTATCCAGATACAGGTTTTCACCGTTTTTCCACCAGTCCTCGCGGCGCTGAAAATCCGGCATATCGATCCCCGCCAGATGGTACGCATCGCGGAACAGGGTGTAACAGTCCGTCACCCCGTGCTCAAATGCCCGCCCGGTGAGGAACGGCAGGCAACGAAATTTGTATATCCGGTCATCGCAGACCAGCCACCACGGCAGGCCACTCTGCACCTGCAGGCGGCGATCTACATCGCTGAGAAATGGCTGGCCATCGGGATGGCTGTGTACCAGGGCCACCACATCGCCTGCCGCCTGTGCCTGAAGATAATCTGCCGGATCCATACGAAAATACAGGGTCGGTTCAGCGGAAAGATTCTGGCAGGGAAAATACCGATCCCCGGCAGGCGTGTTCACCACCCAGCCGCACGATTCAGCCGGCGCGCATGCAGCGGCATGCGCCAGGAGTGTTTTTTTCATGGGTGTACCTATCAGGAAAGACGGTTAATGGAGAGGAAGCAGCCGATGCGCGGCAGGTTATTACGGAGCTCGCAGCCGGTACGGCATTTGCTGCAGGCATCTTTTGCAGGGTCTGTCGTAGGTTTATCAAACTCGTCCGCCACAGGTGGCCCGACATAGCCACACTCCTGCGAACGGTAGGTCCAGTTGCAGACATCAGCCAGCATGATCCGCGCCGGAAACACGCTGCCATCCGTTTCTGTCGGCGTGGCCAGCACGAAGGTCGCCGTGGTGGCTTTCAGTTCCGACAGTTGTTCTATCACCCAGCGGCTGACAACTTCCTGTTCCGGGTCGGCCTCCGGATTGCCGCCTGTAAAGTTCACCGCATCGAGAAAACGGGCGTATACCACGCGCCTTACCACCGTGGCCCCCACCAGGCTCTGCACATCTTCTGCGAGTCCCGTGACCATGCCAAACAGGTTCGACACCACCAGCGTCGGTCGGGAAGACGTCCCTTTCCCTACCAGATCAAATCCGGTTCCCTGTATCGGGTAAACGTCATACTTCCTGCCCTGCCAGGTGACCGACTCTCCCTTCTCGTTCAGTTCATTTGAAAAGTAGTAACGCTGGCCACCAAAGGCCGTCAGGTCGATTTCCCACAAATTAATGCGGGCAGACTGCTCGGTTTTCGTGGTTTCGTTGAGGGTGTTCTGAGGAATATCCTGCATATATTCTCCTAAATAACGACCTGTTCAAACGTGGTGGTGTAGGTCACCCACAGCGCCCCGACGCTGACCGACCATTTCCGGCAGACCACGCAGATTTGTGTCCAGGTATACGGGGGCGTCCACAGGAAAGATTTCACGCCCCCGTGACGGGACAAAAACGTCTCCAGCCGCTGATGCTCACCTTTGCGCACTTTGATCGTCACATTGTATTTTTTCAGATTGCTGTTCAGTCCTGCGGGGCGACGCTGCTCATAGCCATCGCCCATCTTCACAGTAATGACCTGCGGTTCGGCCTCCATCGTCATATCCGGGAGGATTTTCCAGTGAAAGGTTTCCATGCTTAGTCCTCAGCTTAATCTGCCACCGTCGCGGGATTGCTGCGTGAAAAAGTCCGCCGCTGCTTTTCGTCCCACGTCATAAACCGCTTTCAGCGCCCCGGGCCCAATCTGGCCGTTGCTGCCGTCCTGATTGATAATGTCAATATGGTACTGCGGCGCAAACATCGCCATGCCTCCTGCCCCCGCGGCAACCACACCTAACTTGCCATCAGCGCCCCGACGTAACGGCAGAATAACCTCCGGCCCGGCTTCACCCATCACACCAGCCCCTTTTGCAAACGCAAAGTATGTTGGCCTGTCCACCACACTGCCGCTGTACTGGCTCAGACTGGCAGACTGGTAAACCCCTCCGTCAGCGTTTGTCGTTACCCCAAACCCCAGTGCATTTCCCACGCCTTTCACAGCCTGCATCATCGCCATCTGCGCCATGATTTTTGCCAGGTCAGAGAGAAGAGAGGCGGTGAAAGATTTGAAGTTCAGTTTTCCGGTGGTGACGAATGTGGCTAGGCCGTTCCCCATACTGCTGAAGGCAGAGGAGAACATCTGTTCAGCCACGCCCGCCGCACTGCCTGCATCCGCTGTGTAATTCTGAAATGCCCGGGTGGCCCCGTTTTTCCAGTTCCTCTGTTCAACGGATAACTGTTGCCAGTAACGGCGATTTTCATTCAATTGCACGTTCAGACTGTCACGAAGTTTTTGCTCTGCCTCGCTGTACTCTGTCGAACCGTATGTTCCTTTTTGCCGGCTGTCCCGTTCGAGTTGTTCCATTTGCTGTGCAAACTTCTGGCGGAGCGTGAGTTGTTCCTGATAACGCTGTTTCTGCACATCCCCCATCCCGGCGGTGGCAAGATCGAGGTCGTGCTGCTGGCGCTGCGACTGTTCTTCCAGTTTTAGCTGACTTGCCAGCTGAATCGCCTTTTTCTTCAGGTCATTGAGCGCACTCTGGCGCCGAAGCTCCTGCTGTTTCACATCCAGCAGAGTCAGCGCCTGAACCAGTTCATCCTTGTGGGCCAGGACACTCTTTTCATCCGCCGTCAGCTTTTTACCGGACAGGTCGCTGATACGCTGCTGTAGCGCCAGCAAACTCTTGTGCGCGTCCGTCATTTTATCGGTGGCGAGTCCGGCGTTCTGTTTTGCCTGCGCAATCTGTCCTTCCACCTGAGCCTGCTGCTGGCTGTACTGCAGCAGCAGACGACTGGCCTCATCATTACGTGTGGCGGCGGTTTTAGTCGTTTTCGGCTCTTTAAAGGCTTTTTCAATTCCAGCCCGGGCGGTCGCTATCTCTTTATCTGTCCATAGCGCGGCGATCCCATCTTTTGCATCCTGTCGGTTTTTCGCAATCAGCCGATTCAGAGACCGTTCAGCCTGCACGCGTTTTTCCGTTTGCGTCGCGCCGCTTTTGACCAGTTGGCTAAACTCCTGCTGATTACGGATAGCCTGCGCCTGCTGCTCCGTGCGCTGTTTTTCCCGTGCCGCAGTCAACCCTTCCTGCGCGTATGCTTTATCGGCCTCATCGTAAGCCGCTTTTTTCAGGGCGAGGCTCTGGCGGGCATTTCTCAGGCGTTCAGCATCCATCTTCAGCAATGGATTGCTGCCGTTATAATCCGGATCCACCTTAAGATTACGCGACAGTGCCTGATATTCTTTTTCTGCTGCCTGCCACTGTGCAAAAGTATCCTGGCGTTTCATGGCGGCATCAGGATTACGTCCGACGCCCAGCATGGCATCCCACGCGCCGAATGCAGCGTTTTTTACCCAGTTCCAGGCCTTTTCCAGCGAACCGAGATTATCCTGTACGGCAGCAGTCCGCTGCATGACTGTGTCAGAGTATGCCTGCATGGCCAGCGCGGCGGCCCGCTGCGAATCCCCTGCCGCCTGCGCGGCAGAAATCTGCTGGTATTGCGTGGCGGTCAGAAAATGCAGGGAGTCGTTCAGCGCCGCCACGGCATTCACGGGGTCATCTTTCAGTTTTTTAAACTGGCTGATGGTTTCGCTGATGTCCTGCCCGGTCGCCTGTTTCAGACGGGCAGCGGCAGTTGCCACCCGGGAAAGGTCAGCGCCACCAAATGCCCCACTGCCCACTACCTGCGCCAGCACCCCGGCGGCATCATGCTGCGTGACACCGTTCCCGGCAATACTACGGGCCATAGCCTGAAGCTGTCCGGCAGTTTTACCGGCATAATTCCCGGTCAGGATCAGCTGTTTATTAAATTCTTCCCCTTCCTTCGTTCCCGTATACCAGGCTTTTCCCAGACCATAGACGGCAGCGGCAATCGCTGTGAGGGTGCCGCCCACGGCCAGCCCCTTCGGCGACATCAGCGTGTCCAGCCATCCGGCACGGTTAGCAAGCGTCACGCCACTGCCCCGCAGCGCCCCGATATCACCACGCAGAAGTTCGCCAAACAACACACCCAGCTCACGGCGCGTGCCGGCACTTTTCAGCCCCAGCGAACGGGTCGCAGTACCGGCCTGTTCCATTTTTTTTATGTACACATCCGCCGAACTGCTGACGCCAAGCTGGGCAGCCTTCACCCGTAACAGCTCAGTGGCAGAGAGTTTCTGCCGGGTCACCTGTTCTTTCAGCTGTTGAATAAACCGGGCTTTTTGTTTAGTGGCAGCGGCCTCTGCGTCTGTCAGCGTGCGGGTTTTCGCGGCAACGTCTGAGGTCAGCGCCAGATAATCCTGCTGTGCAATACTGCCGCTGTTTCTCGCCTGGCGGATTTGCGTTTGAATACGCTGCAGCTGCTGCAGGCCATTCTCAAGGGATTTAACGCTGTCAATCTGACGGTAGAATGCCGCGCTCGCCTGATCCTGGGCTGCAGCTACCGCGGCGGCCTGCGCCCGCTCTTCCCGCATTCTCTGGCTCAGTGCCGCAATATGCCGCTGTGTCATATCGACACGCTGAGCCACCTGGTCATAACCCTGCGCCGCCATGACCATCGCCTGTTTCTGTCGCGTGCCGGCATCAGATGCGGCAATACTCCCGTCCACATATGCACGTCCCTGTTTTTTCAGGGCCTCGATGAGATTTTTTTGCCGCTGCGTGACGATGTCAGTTTTACCCGAGACCTCATCCAGCAGTTTTTTCACACGGGGCACTTCATTTTTAAAGTCTGCGGCATCGACACTTAAATCAATGACCAGGTTCGCTATCTGGTCCATAACGGACACCTCCGGTTATGCCCTCACCCAGGCGCATCAGTTCATCATCAGTTTTTTCGGGGACAGGTTCAGAGGCACTTAACAGACGAAAATCGTCCGCATCCTGCGCTGCCCCCGTCACCAGCCCGGTCACCAGCGCTTTCAGCGTCGCAAACTCCGCATCGAGCAGGGTATCACTGAAACTGTTCAGGGAAAAATGGACCGCCCACTCGCCCAGCTCCGTGGCACTCATCTCAGATAACATCCGCCGCCAGTCAGGACGGCGAAACTCCCGCGCCAGTTGCATCACAAACGCCAGTTCCCGGGTCAGGGCTTTTCCGGTGTCAGCGCTTCCTGGTCAGGGTTGTCATCTGTGTCGTCCGTCACTGGGACAACCATGCTGCTGAGCGTCAGGACTCTGTCAGCCCCCAGCCCCAGCGCGTCAAAAGACCACTGCACGCGGACCGCGTCATATAAAGGACGGGCGTCTTCTTCCCTTTTGCTTTCGCACAGCGAACGGGACACCAGCCAGGCATTGATATCCACACCCATCTGCATAAACGCGGCCTGCCGCTCCTGTTCCGGCAGAGTTTCCGGCAGCGCATCATATTCCGCGGTTCGCTGCTGGATAAACATCAGGTAATCCACCCGTTGCAGGGCAGACAGCTCACTGAGCACGGCGGAATGATCGCCGTAGGTAAAGGTATCGGTTTTCAAAAACATGATTTTTTTCCCGCAAAGCCCCGGAGCCGGGGCAGGAATAAGAGAATTAAGAGGCAGTGACCGTGACCGGGGCCACGGCGACCAGACTGCCGTCAGTGCTGATCCCGACGACAGTCACGCTGCCCGCCTTCACCCCTTTGACTGTGGCCACGTTGTCCTTTTGCGTGACGGTGGCAGTCAGAGGATCCGAGGTGGCGATACGCAGGGATTTGTCCGTGGCATCATCCGGTTTGAGGGTAAAGGTCAGCGTGGTGGTGGCCCCGACCACGACCGATGCATTTAACGGCGCCACGGTCACCCCGGAGACGCTGACCACGGACGGCGTATCTTCTTCAGCAAGGAAGGGACGCCCGACACCACTGATTTTCACGGTGCGCGTCATCACTTCTTTGGCGGTAATGGTTTTACCGAGTGAACTCAGCCAGCCGCGAAAGATATCGACGGTGCCGTTGGGGTATTTGATGCGAAAGGCACGGACCTCGCCGGAGTCAAACAGCTCCACCAGCGTTTTCTGTCCGGTTTCGCCTGGTTTCCAGGCCAGTGTGGCCGTGGTGTCACCGACACTTTTCTGCCCCTGCGTGGTACTTTTCCAGTCAGCATCTTCATCATCAAGATAATCATCATCTTCCGCATCGGCAGTCATTTCACCCGGCAGCAGATCTTTAATACCCGCCAGGCGCAGCCAGTCATCATCGGCCAGCGGATTTTGAAACGCGTCTCCGCGCCCGGTATACAGCCAGAACGTGGTTCCGGCACCTTTGGTTTTTGCCAGTGGATTGGGTACTTTCATATCAGGTTCCTCAGTGGGTATAGGTGATCCGGTACGTGATTTCTGCCATGCCCCACGTTGCCATTTCACTGTCGCGCTGGTAGTCATAGCCCAGCGGTATAAGGGTGTCGATGAGATTATCCAGCCCGTTGACGTCCTGAATCGCCGGGGCAATTTTATCTTCCATCCACGTATCAAGCTCCGCATCCGGGGCCTGCGCGTTCAGGAATACCGCCACATGGAGCACGGCCTGCCAGTCATCCTCATCGGTCATGACGCCGGTATACTGCGCATCGGTCAGCCAGACAGCCAGCGCGGGCAGGTCTTCAGGTTCAATAAACGCCGGCAGACCATCGAACAGCATGACGGTCTCACCTGACAGGGATTCAAGTTTTGCCAGAACCGCCTGGCGGATTTGGGTGTGTTTGTTCATCGGGTCAGATACAGCCTCAGTTGTTGTTTCAGCGCATACGCCAGTTGTTTAGGCATCTCCTGCTCCAGCATGCGTTTTTTCTCTGTTTCAAACGCCTGCGTCAGCGGGGTGACCAGCGGGATTTTAACGACATCAATCGGGTAGCGGTTTTTGCCGTTCACGCGGCGCATAACATGCCAGCGACCGTTCGCCAGTTGCTGAATAAAGGCATCCCGGAAAAGATACGGGCCGATTTTTAGTACGCTGCCGCGACGCAGAAGTTTTCCGCCGCGCCGGGACAGTCTGACCTGGGCACTACCCAGTTTGATGGCGGGTAGGTTGCCGCGGTTAACACGGATGCGGGCATAGTTTTTTCCCGTTGCGCTCGCTTTCCAGAGTCTGACGCGCTGTTTCACCAGCCGGAAAGGGATCCCTTTTTTCTGGTTGTCGCCTGCCACAGTCTCTTTTGCCACACGGTGCGTGGCGCCGGATACCGCCGAGGCCGCCACACGGTTGACTGCCCAGGCGCACGCCTGCGGCACCATTCGCTGATCCAGACTGTTCAGGTTACGAATGGCATTTTCCAGCCCCTTCAGAGACATGATTTACTCCTTGCGACGACGCATATCCGCGGGTGGATGACCGCTTCCCAGCCAGACATGGCAGGAGCCACAGTCATCAGGACCAATACGATCAACCCAGAAAGGCTTTCCGTTAATATCCAGCGTGTCCAGCCGCGCCAGTTGCCCAATCGTTGCTGATTTCACAAACAGCGACGGGCTGGTCCCCTCGACACGGATGCCGGGTGTGGCGTAACCGATATTTTCAGGTTCATCGAAAACACCACTCAACGTGACGCCAGAAATCGCACCGGACGTTACTGTTGCAGAAGTCCCCATAACCTGCCGAATAGTGTCATCGGCCTGTGATATTGCAGCATCAAAAAGGTTATCGAAATCAGCCACACAGCCCCCTGTTAGTGCTCGCGGGCCAGTCCGAGTGCAACCAGTCTGTCCGCATCCGCTTCTGTCACGCGGATCACGGTCCCCGCAGCCACAATAGATACCAGTTCATCGCGGGTCGCGTGCAGCGCCTCAATGTGCAGCGTGGCCAGCGTTTCGACGGTCATCAGCGCGTCATCTGTTCTACCGCTTAACACAGTATCCACTGGCGGCACGGGTTCTACGGCGCCGGTGGATGTACTACCATCACTCACGCCACCATTTTCAACACTATCAGTATCCGTGCCGTCATCCAGTTCTTCCTCCAGCTCCGCAATGCGCATAGAGAGCTCCTGAATGGTGCCACTGGTATTCACTTCCCGACCAAGCTGCACGCCAAGCTCATTAAGCCGCGCAATCAACTTTTCTTTTTCAGTCATAAGAACAACTCCGGAACAGGGCCCCGCAGGGCCACAGAATGGACATCAGGCGAGTTTGACAGACACGAACGCATCCGGGTCAGCCAGCAGCATCAGTGGGGCAGACTGAATCATGGTGAACTCACGTGCCGGATCGCCTGTCTGTACCCAGTTTTTCGGATAACGCGTGGAAGCGTTAATGCCTTCACGCTGGGCATCCACATCCTGAATGCAGCCGTAGGTGCGCAAGCCACGAGCCTGGGTATTACCCAGCACCATGCTCAAATCCGGTAGGTAGTTCTTTTTGGTGTCGTCTTCAATGTATTGCCCGGAATAGACGACAATGGCCACATCGCCATACATTCCCTTATAGGAGACCGCTTCACCCAGATCTTTCAGCGCCGTTTCCAGTTCAGAGTTAGAACCGCGACGGGTGTCGAGCTTCTCTTTTACCGCTTTGAATGAACGGAACAACGCCCAGCCCTTCGGATCAAAGACGATAATATTGACCACGCCGCTGGCGTTCAGCGCATAGGTTTCAATATCGTCAGTGGGGTCATAAGTTTCTTTGTCGCGGGTGCTCCATGCCGCAGCACCTGCCTGGATGATGTTGTTTCCGGCACTGCGGCCCATATCCACCTCAACCGGTTCAAACGCTTCGCCGGTCATGGTGTATTTACCGTTGAGAACAGCGGCCACAGCCTGTTTCTCTTCCACCTGGGCAATCGCCAGCTCTTCATCCTTCATGTTCTGCAGGATAATGCGACGGCGGCGGTAGGCCGGGTCAGCCAGATTCTGCGGGTCTTCATCCGGCAGGCGGCGCAGCGTCATCTGCGGGTTTACCTCGTGCTTGGGCTTGACGTAACCCGGCGTAAACTCTGACGTTGCGCCGCCACGGGAGCGGATAACCTTGCCGGAAATAACAGGCGAGACGTACAGCGCCATGTTGACCATGCCAGGGATTTGCGACAGATACACCTTCTCGGTGCTGAAGGGATAGCTTTCACGGAAGAAGATGCGCAGGAAAAGCGGGTCGAACTTGAATTTCTTCTCATTGACCGCCAGCAGTTGGGCTGTTGTGTAAATTGACATAGATTTTTCCCGTAAAAAAAGCCGCGATGGCGGCTTCTGTGGATGATGGTGACTGTTAAGTAGGATGTCAGACGATGCTGATGGCTGTACCCGTGAACGCGTTGCGCTTGATGTGTTCATCCGTCACCGCATCCGGCCAGAGAACATCTTCAATACGGAATGAGCCGGACTTATAGAATGCCAGTTCTGCGCTGCTCTGGTCGGCGGAAACAGCCAGAATGCCACAGGCAGTCCCCGCATACTGGCCATCCCAGACGGTCAGCTTGCCGGAAGTGGCATCCAGCATCAGAGGCGTCATCGCCGGTACTGCTTTCGTCAGTTCACCGGGTGCATAACCGGTATGCGCCGGATCACTGTTCCCGAGAGGCTGATTGTGAGTAAATTGTTCAGTGTTAGACATGTTGACCTCTTAAACAGGCGTATTTAACAAATCGTCACCCGCCTCAGCAGAAGCGTTACCTGCCGTTACGGTGCCGGGTGCGGTTTCCATCAGACGATCCAGCGCGGTATCCGTACGCGCCTGAGCACTCTGAGGAGCCGCGGCAAGGATGCGCTGGGCACTTTCCACCGTCATCCCCGGCGTTTCTGCCAGCGCGCGTGCCTGTGATTCACGCCCTTTTGCCTCCTCACAGTTCAGGATCCCCATAATGCGACCGTTTTCAGCTGTGACCGCCGCTGCCACCTGGCTGCTGATATCAACAGTTGCGCCAGCTGCAGGGTCAGTAACGACCACAGCAGGCGCGTCAACGGTGGTCACGGTCTGGTTAGCAGATGCTGCTGGTTGAGTGGTATCTGCGGATGCAGTAGTACCTTTCATGCTTCCTCCTCGGGAAATCATCGTTCGTTTATTAATTGCATCGCGCATAACGTTCAGCGCATCCATGTTGTTGACCAGCTGCTCCGCCAGGCCGTTGTCTACAGATTCCTGGCCTGAAAACACAGCCGCGTCAGTATCAAGAACGGCCTGAACCGACATGCCGGTATAACCCGCCACTTTTTCAGCGAACATCTGCCGGGTAGCGTCAATACGCGCCTGAAAATCTGCGCGTACCTCTTTGGGTAATTTCTCGTAGGGGTTCCCATCCACCTTGTGATCGCCGCTGTAAATCAGCGTGACCTCAACGCCGCTGGTTTTAAGGGCGGCGCCGTAATTGCTGTGGGCCATCATGACCCCGATGGATCCCGTTCTGGCCGTCTGCGTCACAAGCCGACGTGATGCCGCACTTGCAATCAGTTGGCCAGCGCTGCAGTTCATATCGTTGGCTAACGCCCAGATGGGTTTGATATCCCGCATGCGGGCGATGATGTCCGCACAGTCAAAGGCACCCGCCACCATTCCACCTGGCGTATCCATATCCAGAAGAATGCCGTGTACACCCGGATCGCTGATGGCCTGCTGGAGGCGGGCGATGATGCCGTTGTACCCCGTCATCCCCGAATACGGCTGGAGTGAGCGGGTTTTACTGACCAGCGTCCCGGAAACCGGCAGCACCGCGATACCATCAGTGACTTGGTAGCTTCGCGCCGGCTTTGGCCCCATTTCCTCATCATCACCAAAGAGTGCCAGCGGTTCAGCCATCTGCTCTGCACCTAGCGTCACGCCCGACACGGTGTCGGTCAGACGGGTGATACCTAACTGACCAGCGAGCGCGCAAAAGAAAACCCGCGCATAGGCGGGTTCAAGTAAAAGCGGCTCATTGAAAGCCATACTGGCAATGTGCGGGAGATTACGCAGTTCTGGCGTCATCTTTCTCCTCCTCTTTTGTATTTTTCAGCCCTGCATTAAAAGCCGCTGCTGCCCATGCAGGAGGATTAAGTCCCGCCTGCCGGCGCTCCATCGCTTCACGTACCTGCTGAGAAAAGATTTCCTGATAGTCATCTCCGCGTTTGGCGCATTCCTTCTCATAGGTGCTCAGCCCCGCCTCAATGAGCATGACGGCCTCCTGCACTTCCTTCAGTCCGTCAATGGCCATTCGCCCGGAGCCAATCCAGTTGGCGTTACCCCAGGCTGTTCTGGCCTCCTGAAAACTGAATCTGGCTTTTGACGGGAGCGTGACCACTCGACGAACGATGGCTTCTTCCAGCCAGCACACGAACATCTGGCAGGCCATACGCGCCGCCACGAACTTACGACGGCCCATAAAGAACGCCCAGGACTCGTTAGCGCTGGCGCGGGCGGTGGAATAACTCATCTGCGAATAGTTGCGTGAGAGTTGCTCATACGACACCCCAAGACCTGCAGCAATGTAGCGCAGCAGAGATTGTTCAAACGTCGAATAGCCATTGTCCGTATCCTGCGCCGACTGGAGGTTCAGTGAGTCCCCAGGCAGAAGATGGGGAACCCTCGCGCCACCCAGGCGAACCGGCGCTGCAGAATAATAAGAGGCCATTTCGCCAAGCCAGCCGGTCAGCTTATTTTGCTGCTTACTATCAGCACCGAGGATAAAGTCCATCGCCGTATCGGTATCCAGCTCGCTCTCAATGGTCGCCGCATACATTGCCTTCACGATTGCGCTCTGCAACTGCGTGTTTTGCAGAGTATCGAGCATTTTCATCTGCTCCATTACGCTATAAAACACGTTGGCACCGCGGGTCTGGCCATCCTCCAGCGGTTCGAAAATATGGATAAATGAAGGTCTGCCGCCGGGGAGTTCCCGCGGGATATAGGTCCAGTTTTGCGCCATCCACCCGGGATAACCGTCATCGCTGATGTAATACCCCAGAGCGGCACCGCTATCATTGATTTTTACGCCTGCACGGCAGTTCCGGGAATCACCTGTATTGTTTGGGTTGCTGACGCGTTTAGGACTGACTATTTTAAACTGAGTGCGAAAGAGACGCGTGGAGTCGCTGTCCCAGGTCGGCTGCACACACAATTCACCGTTAAATGCGTGTGTTGCGACACCTTCACGGATCATCATCGTAAACGTTCGCTTACGCTCGGCATCAATCCCGCAAAAATCATCCTCCGCAAACTCATACCATGCAGCCTCAACCTCCCTGGCAAATGCGCGGCTGTCCTCCTCTCTGATACCGAGATAACGCCAGCTCGGGCAGTAGCTCAGTCTGAAAAATGAACCAACGATGTGGTCCTGGTGAAGCTGTATGGCGTTAGCCGCGTAGCCATTATTTCTCACCAGGTCATCTGCACGCGCATTGCCGCGCGAGAAGTTCGGCAACAGCGCGGCATCCGCACTTTCACTCTGCGGATTCCAGGCATTTAACTGACCACCGAAACCGACGCCACCAGCGTGATACCCGGCATATTCTCGCAGGGATGTTTTGCCATCAGGACCAACTAAAGAGGGTGTTTTCATACATAAAACCTTGCCGGCCCCCGGCGTCGTGAAGTGGTGCCAACCTGAGACTCAAGGTCGGCAATGTACTTTTTAAGATCGCTAACGGAGGTGGCTGTGAATTCGACTCTTCGCCCGTCTTTCTGCACTGTCGCCACCCTTTTCCCCATCATAAGGTCATGTAACGCAGCGCGTGCGGCATCCAGCTCAGTCAGTGTTGCCATTAATCCCCTCCAGATAATGCCCGTGCGTAGTCCGCCAGGGTCTTGTTATTCTTACGATCACCGTCCTCCTCCAGCAGACTGGCCAGAAGAGAATCAAGGTTAAGCTGCCAGCGCGAAATACTGATCCGCAGGGCAGCCAGCGCGTACACGAAGCAGTCCAGCGCCTCATTTCGTCGCTTCTTGCTGTCCCAGACGATTTTCTTGCGCCCGTCCACCCATTTTTCAACCTGTTCCTCAGCAGTAAGCTGCTGTGCCTCAGCCAGATCGTAAATTTCGGGGTTATTGGGAAAATGCACGGCACCGGCAAGATGATCACCCCCTTCCGGCTGAAGTGTGAAGCGGTTATAAATCTGCTCTTTTGCGGTATCAGTCCCCACTTCCGTCAGATAAACGCCGTTCTTGTTGCGTTTGCGCGGCATATTCGCCACAGGCTTGCCGTAAACGGAAGCCCCTTTAATTGGGATCACGCGAAACAGACCATGCTTTTTTGAGCGATTGTAGACAATGGTGGGGTCAATACCGCCGATATCCCAGCAGATACGGGATACCGACATTTCCACGCCATTCTTTCTGGGGTAGGTTTTGTCAATCGCCTCGTCGACCCTGACGAGGGTCGCTTCATCATCATGACGGCCCATAATGATTTGCCGGTCAATCAGCCAGCTTTCCTCTCCGGGTCCCCATCCCCAGACGCGCATTTCATATCGATCCAACTGGGAGTCAATCCCGGCTGTCAGATAAGCAACACGATCCGGTACGGATGCCCCGAAAAACTCTTTGCGTTCGGCCATGAGCTCCGCGTCAGGCCGTTCACCAATTTTAGGCTCCCATGTTTCGCCCAGAGTGGTGTTCACGAAGGTTTTACGCTTTCCGGTATCCCCTTTCGTTTTTAGCCAGTCTTTGACGATCTGTACCCAGGTGGTAAACGGGCTGTATGCCGTCCAGATGTGAAACGTCACGCTGTCTGGCGGGTCGATTTCGGTACCTGTTGATGAAAACCAGGATAAACCATCTCGCGTCCAGATTCCTGTGGTGTCGCATATGTACCGAGCTTCAGTGAAATCCAGCTCCTGCTGCTTAATGACGCAGGCATTATGTTCACACAGGTAAAAGACGCTGGAGGGTTCGCCGGGTGTCCATTTGAACCCGAACGGGGTCTCTTTGTCGCCGAACTTAAGGTACTGCTCTTCACCACAGTGCGGACAGGCAACATGAAAACGCATGAAATGCCCGGATTCGCTGGCAGCACGCTCAATCTGGCAGGTCCCCTTTGTTTTTGGCGTTGAACCACGAATAGATTTAGGCCAGACAGAGCCTTCAATACGTTTATCACCCAGAAACGTCGGGGAACCCTCTTTCTCAATATCCTCATCAAAAGCGGCGAGTTCGTCATAGCCGGCAACATCCACTGACTTTTCACGATAGTTTTTCGCCGCCTTACCACCCAGACACCAGAACCCGCGACCGTTGGAGAAGCGTTTCATACTGAGCGTATTGTCCCGGTGCTTTTTGCCATACCAGGGAGCCAGTGCCAGAAGTGACGGAATATCGCGGATCGTCGGCTCAACATGCGACTTCATGAAGTTTTCGGCGTCACCATCGGTGGGCAGCCAGATAAGGGAATTTCGCTGCTTGTGCTGAATAAAATACGCATAAACACCCAGCAACATTTTTGAATAGCCAACACGGGCAGACTTAACAACGTTAACTTCACGAATGTAGTCGTTACCCATCGCATTCATGATCGCGCGTTGAAACGGCAACGTTTCCCAGCGCCCTTCCTGGTAGGCCGACTCTTTGGGGAGATAGTAATTATCGTCTGCCCATTCAACCGCCGTTTGCGGCTCAGGTCGGTACAGCGAAAGTAGACCCGCGCGCGCAGAGTGCTGCAGCCCCTTAACCTGACTGTTCGATATATTCACTCAGCAACCCCGGTATTATTTCATCCAGCGCAGCTGCTTTGTTCATGGCTTTAATGATGTCCTTCTTGAGGAAATCAATATGTCGGTTTTCCAGCTCCGGGAAGCGCCGCTGAACAGACAGAGGAACTCCATCAAGAATGCTGGCTACTTCTCCGGCCATCCGCGACAGCACGAACGTGCAGAATGCGGTTTCCACCACCTCAGCGGAATCTTTTGCATTTTTTAGTTCCTGGGCGTCTGCCTGCGCCCGGGTAAGGCGGTGACGCTCATAGTCAATCGTACCTCGCTGGAGGTCGGATTCCGATGCAAGACGAAGGTCTTCCACCTCCTTCCGTAATTTCTCATTCTCAATCGCCGCGTCGCGTGCGGAATACCATTCAATAGCCGCGGAAGATTCATAGAGGACCTCATTACCTTTTCCACCGCCACGTGCTACAGGCATTCCCTGATCCTGCCAGTTCTGAATGGTTCGCACGCTGACTCCAAATATTTCAGAAAGACGCTTTTTGTTGACCTCCATATCTCACTCCATGCACAAAAACAGAGAAAGGAAACGCCCTCTGGCTATTTAGCCGTGTTCAAGGCTTATCGTTTCCTTTCTTTTCAGGGGGTGTTTGCAGTTAAAACAACGAATTAGCGAGAAGAAGAACGGAAACGGCAAATGCCAGAAAATTTTCATAAATAGCGAGAATCTGCGCGGTCGCCGCCCCGTAACAGGGCGGATCGCCGGAAAGGACCCTTAAAAGATAACAAATATCATTTACATAATGTGATTAGCTGCTAACCTATTTTCAAAATTAGTCAGCAAGATATGAGTTCGCGTATCCGGCACATAAAAAAGCCAAATAAAAGAGCGTTTTAAGTATTGTTGATCGCATAACTTTTGAAAATGATTATCACCTGAAATAACGATTACAACTCCCCCTGCATCCATTTTGACAAAGCCTCCCTACATACATAAGAATGTTTGCTTTCCTCATAAAACCTTATCGGAACACAATTTAAAATCGCCCCTTTATTAAAAAATGAACTGTCAATTCATGGAGACAAAAGATTTTAAATTTAAGGGTAAATTTTCACCCTACTCCTTATATATAATGATAACTTTAGTACGCTTTTATAAAATGAATCACGCATCAGAGTATGAGTGATATTTCTTTGTTGCAATAACAATAAAAAATCTTCAGATGGGTATGGATCGACAATTATTAACTCTGGGGCTGAATCAAGTATTACATCCCATATGTGGTTATCATGCGCAATATATTTAACCCCAACAATTATTAACGTTTTAGTATTTGAGATAACTTCTGCATAATCCTTCCTCTTTGATTCAAGGTATTTAGGATTAATAACCACACGTTTCTCTTTGTTATACATACACATTATCGGACTGAGATCCGAGTTTTGATGTGAATCACACCATTTTATGATTTCTTCATAGCTATTTAATGATCGTATCTGATTGGTTTCAATAAATGCACCACAATCAATGGATACATTACCCTCAAAGATAACATTAGGTGCTAGTACTGGCACAAAATTAGCAGAGCCATGAACTTTCAAAACACTATAATTTTGCTCATTGGCATCTAGACCATATGAAACTTTTTGTGCGCCAGACATAAGCATAGCATGCTCAATAAGCAAATCATAATTCAGTGTGATGACATTAATATGCTTCGCATACTCTCTCAGTGAACGAAATAGTCTTACATAAGCATTTTCATTGCTCGGTTTAAATGAGGATAAGTATTTTGCTATTTCCTTTTGAAGGGGGTTAATGACTCTACTGTCATTAGGTATGCTCAACATACCTTTTTCGAATCCGTGTAGTCTGAACTCCTGCTTTATATCATCCGGCAATTCAGAAAACGCGCCACCCAGGTCCACAAGCTTATCAAATAAGTAATTTCCTAAAGGAGGAACAGGCTTATGTAACTCGGCACCAAAACTGGCTCCGGCGCCAAATAGTAACGATATCATTTTCTCATCCCCTTTTGACTTTGAAGATATCATTTTCTCACATTTATCATTGAACTTGCTTACACAAATTGAGAAATCTTCACCGTGAATAGTTCTCTAGTCAAGGCAAGTTAAACCGTGAATGACTGGAGTATATTAGCAGGAAATCCATTTAGAGGAGAGAAAATATCAGAACGTAATGAGCTGTAATCTATTGAAAGCACTGCTCTCTTATGTAATTCTGCAGATAGCTCACCTGCTTCGTCACTGTGACGATTCGCTCTCTGAGGGTGAAATAATCCCGTTGAGCGGAGTCTGTAAGTCGGGGGCCGGAAGCATCGCCCAGGCTGCCGGAGCCGGTCGCTCCGTTCGCGGGACATTTTGCGTTGACGTGCAGCCCACACTTACCAGTGCTAACGCAACGCTGCAGATCATCCAACTGCTTTTTCGCATCAGCCAGTTCTCCGGTGTATTTGGCATCCAAAGTCGCGACATCACGTTGTCGGACCAGCATATCTTTGATGGTGTTGTTCGCTAGGCTGAGTTTTTCGGTGGCCTTATTGCGCTGGTCTTTATAGGTGTTAGCGTTGTCGCGATAGTGGTTTACGGCCCAGCCTAGCGATACGATTATGCAGACGACCACAGTAGTGATGATGGTTGTTTTTCGACTCACTGGTCGATCCCCCAGCACGCCATCGCGCTTTCCTGGTCTCGTCGTACTACCTGTCCATAACAGCCGTTTTTCTGGCCTTTGGTCAGGCGACAATCGCGTCCCCCGTCTTTAATCCACCAGCGGATCGCTTCACAGGCTCCTTTACGGTCGCCCGCATTGATCCGCTTATAGAACGTAGATGGGAAACATTTTCCGGGGCCGATGTTATATGGGCAGAAAGACGCGATCCCGGCTTTCTGTGGTTCGGTCAGTGGTACCTTGATATTTCGCTCAACCCACGCCAGCGCTTTGTCGCGTTCTATGGCGTTTACCTGGGCGCATTTCTCAGAAGACAGCTTCATGCTCTGAACTACTGGCTTACCATCAACCATCGTGGCGCCACGGCAAATGGTCAAGAGTCCGCCACCGTCGCGGTATGCCGTAAGGCTATTACCCTCTTTCTCATTAAGAAACTGATCGAGAATAACGGGCGCGGAAGCCCCGGAAAGAATCAAACCAACGACCACTGCGCTCAGTTTATTCTTCAGCTTTGGTGACATTGCCATTAAGCCGGTC